TGTTCATGTAATTACGAAATAATCTTCCCCAATCTATTGTGTATCGCTATTAAATATGCTACGAGAAACGTTCAATGCTTAAATGCTAAATATGTAGGTTCTATGAATAGTGAAACGCGGTTTAGTTGCCCTAGCGTTGTGATATAAATGTAGTTGTAAGTAATGAACGGCCAATGAATGGGGGCAACAATGAACGATAACAATACCTATAAGGTTTACATTAAGAGTAATACCGTTAAGGGTAGCGAGGACGTTAAGACGCTTGTTGAGTTTGAATGCGATAAGGACCGCTACATGTACGAGATTGAAAAAGCTATTAGAAACGGGCTACCTTTTACGGCGTCCGATACCGTGTACGGTAATGATAACGGTGGGCGTAATTATTTCGTTTCGATTTATATCTGGTAGCAGCGCCGGGGCTGCAATGCAGCCCCGTACATAAGGCGTTTACTAGTTAAACGTCTTATGTACGGATAGGCCGTATAACTGAACGGGGCACAAATGATTAATTTAAGCGATATTGACGGCACCATTTATAGCAAGCGGGCTAATGTATGGTTTACGCGTTTGATGAAATACGCCAGCGCTGTTCACCACCCTATTACTACCGTTTACCGATTAATACTTGCATACCGTTCACTGATATGTGTGCACCGTTCAACGATTACATATTGACTTCAGATTTATGGAGATTTATGAATAACCCTGTGAACGTCCTGTTTTTCCTTACGTGCTTTTATTCAAGCGTGGGCATGGTACGCCCGGATTGTTGGGTAGCTATTTTAGTTGGTTATTCAGTGTCCGCTTTACTGCTTTATTTGGTATATCGGTACCTAGGAAAATAAGCCTAGGAAAATAAGCCTAGGAAAATAAGCCTAGGAGAATAGGAAAGGGGCATTAATGCAAATTGTAGGGGCGTTTTGATTATGTGGTCGTGCCGTAGGGGTGGTGTTCCAAAAGATACCTTGTATCTTAACCCGTTTGATATTTACGGGCACTATGACCCTTATGCCGTAATTAATGAGCAGTCGATTGTTAGGCAGGCAGGAGAGCTTAATTGCCTTTGGGTGTCTATCTTGACACTCTCAGATAGTAATTGTGTGACGGAACGTACTTACAAGATTGACGCAGGCAAACTAAAGGAGATGTATTAGCATGTTTTACAAGGATGCCAACGAAATTATGCTAGGAAAACAACCCAAGCGTTTACGCGGCGCTTATAGCGTAAATCGCTCAACTGACGGTACAACCACTAATGGCGCTAACTGTAGTTACACTGCCATTTGCGCTGATACGTATTACGATGTGCAGCACATGATTAAGCTAAAGCTTAAGCGAACTGAACAGATGCGTAATATTGGTTTTAAGCGCAACTTGCCTGATATGGTAAATGCATCAAACAATGAGATTGACTTGCTCGAGCGTTTGCTTGCAGTATGTGATGAGTGGTATGCAGAACGTACTAAATATTTGTCTGAAAGAACTGGAAAGGTAGGAAAGAAATGAGAGATTATCTAATAAGCCGTAATGCGGTTATTGATGAGCTTACGCTCCGCATTGGTGTTTGCGATATAGCGTTGGTGGAGCTTAATAAGCAGGCGGAAGATTATTTTTCACGCGGTTTCTACGGAGGTCTTGCCAAGGTTGCTGCAGACGCTATAGGTTGCGCATATAAACGTAGTATGTGTACGGATATGCTTCGCGTGGTAAAGTCTATGCCCGTAAAGGGCATATGTGAAAGGGGTGATAGTGATGCGCAGCATTAAGCGTACTATTAGCTTGACGGCTTGCGTGGGTCAACGGCTCAACCCGGTTACGGGGCAGTTTATCGAGGTGTGTGAGGTGCTCGAGGGCATTTACACGCGAGAGCAGGCCCAGACGCACTTAAGGCGCACGATGCACGATGACACAGTTGTTGTGTCTGCTGTTGAGCCTGACACGCACGTTTATGTTTTGTCCGGTTCTGATTTTATGAAGTATGCTGTTGAGCAGTAAGCTAGGAAAGGAAACGCACTATGAGCATTTTTGATATCAAGAAGTCTCACGCTTGGAACTACTCTAACCCTGAGAAGCCGAATTTTTGCACGTCTCTTACGGGCGTGGTAGTCGGTATTGACAACCCGCAGGCTTACGATTTTCAGAGTGGTAAGCCCCGTGTTTGGGATGATGGCTCTCCCGTTCGCAATATTCGCCTGTTTATCAAGCCGGTTGGCATTAATGGCGAGGTTTCTATCACGTTTAAGCCCAAGCGTGCTCTCTTTAACGCCATTGGCGAGAAGGTCGATTCCATTGCTGACCTGGTTGGCCACAATGTTGTTCTCTCTACCGAGGAGGGTACTTACGGGTTCGGTAACCCGCGTCCTTGGCACGTTGAGGTGGGCGCTACTGATTCCACTGTCAAGCTGCATAAGGTTCCCGTCATTGATTACGACACGATGAACCCCGTTACGGGCGCCGCTAAGTAAAGTGAGCTACTAGGTACGGCTTAGTAGTATGGGACGGGGTTACGGCCCCGTCCCTTCTGTTAGGAGCTGGATATGTCACGAAAGCGCACAGCATTGCAGCAAGCGCAGCGCAGGGCACGCGCTAAAGTCCGCAGTCTTAAGGCACGTGGCGCTTCCGCAGCTGAGATTGGGGCAACGCCTGTTCTTTCGTGGTCTGAGGTTCAGGCTCTTAGCCCGGCGCAGCGCGGGGGCTACTACCAGAAGCTTAAGAGCTTTAACCAAACGCGTATGCACGTCCTTGAAAGTGGCGAGATTATCAAAGAATCTGTGCTGCTTAAGATTAAGCGTGATGCTAGGGAAATAAATAAGCGCGCTATGGCTGAAATGAAGCGCATTGATGCGCTTAAGATTAATCCAAGCGCGCCTGGTGCTTCTAATATTTCAGCAATCGCACAGCGACAAAAGGAATCCCGCATTACTGATGCAGGCGGCAAGGCGCACTACATACGTGGCACTGTGTATGGCTCGCTTACCAGTATCCAAGTGTCCGAGGAGCCTAGGACGCGTAGTGCCGCTAATTATCGTGCTGAAGCTATGGCAAGGGCGGCGAAAATAACGTTTGACCGCCGTAGGGCGGTGTTGCGCGATAGTGTGTGTGACATGCTTGAGCGCATTGGAGACCCTGACATGGCTAAGGTTATCCGTGATATGTCTGATGATGACTTTGATGTGCTTACACAGAGGACTATTTTTGTCGATACGCTTGCAGTGGCTTATTCTCCTGCAGCGAGTACGAAAGACGCGGGGCTTAGCCCCAAGGAGGCCGTTAGGAAGATTGAGGAGGAGGGGGAAACGGTTAAACTTGATTACCGCGAGTATGTGAAGATTGTCCTAAGCGCACGCGAATAGGTGAAAGGGGGCGGGGCATGTGCGAATGGCTGTTGCTGACTTTGAGACAACCACGATTAAGAGTGATTGTCGAGTTTGGGCGTGGGCTGTGGCGCAAGTCGCAGATGACCCCGCCACGGTCTATGGCAATTCGATAGACACGTTTTTGTCCTATATAGCAACGAGTGGCAAGTGTCTATATTGGTTTCATAACCTAGCATTCGATGGCAAGTTCATCGTAGATAGGCTGTTCCATCTTGGGTATACGTGGGTTCCTGAGAATCCTGACGCGGGTGAGTTTACAACGCTGGTAAGCGGCAAGGGCAAGTTTTACCAGCTGACGGTTTGCTTTTACAACGGTACCAAGATTAATATTCAAGATTCGCTTAAGCTTTTTCCCATGAGCGTGCGCCGCCTTGCAGGGGCGTTTAAGCTGGACGAAGGAAAGGGAGACCTTGACTACACTGAGTTTCGTGAGCAGGGCCACGAGATTACCGCCGAGGAAAAGGATTACATTCGTAGGGATGTTGAGATTGTGGCCGCTGCTATGGCCGTTAACGCTTCGCAGGGCCTAACCAACATGACCATTGGCTCTAACGCGTTTAAGTTCTTTAAAAAGCAGATGGGCAAGGAGAGGTTTGAGCACCTATTTCCCGTGCTTGTTCCCGAGGTTGATGCTGATATTAGGCGTTCGTATCGTGGCGGATTTACCTTTGTCAATCCTAAGTTTGCGGGCGTGGACGTGTACGGCGGCATATCCGTTGACTACAACTCAATGTATCCATCGATGCTTATTTCCAAGCCCTATCCCGTTGGCGTGCCGCACATGTTTTATGAGCGATATGAAAGCAGGTTTGTAGGGCGTGGTGGGGCTTACCCTGCATGGGATGATTCGCATGAGCTGTATGTGCAGCACTTGACCTGTTTGTTTCACGTGAAACAAGATGGAATACCTATGGTACAGCTTCGCAATTCAGGCTTTTACGGACAACACGAATATGTGCGCGACACGGTTGAGCCTGTGCAACTAACGCTTACGTGCGTAGACCTCGAATTGCTGTTTGAGAACTATGACGTTGACGTGCTTTCTTGGGATGGCGGCTACTGGTTTCAGACGCTTAAGGGGTCTGAGATTTTCGGGCCATATGTTGATTATTGGGGCAAGATTAAGCGCGAGAGCAAGGGTGGCATGAGGCAGCTTGCCAAGCTTATGCTCAATAATATCTATGGCAAGTTTGCGACAAACCCTGACGTTACGCCAAAGGTTCCCATGATGGGAGATGACGGAGTTGTTAAGTGGGTGCTAGGAGAGCACGAGGAACGAGACGGTATCTATATCCCCGTTGGTACGTTTACCACGGCATACGCTAGGCAGACGTTGATACGGGCTATTCATGCAAACCTAGATAGGTTCATCTATTGCGACACTGATTCAATGCACCTTGCTGGTACTGATGACCCCGCAGGCATTCCGCTGCATGACACCGACCTATGCGCCTGGAAAGTCGAGGGTACGTTTACGCACGCTAGGCACCTACGTGCTAAGTGCTACATATGGGATTTGAACGGTGAGGTATCCGTCACGTGCGCAGGCATGCCGGATAACGTTAAGGCGCTTTGCAACTTTGACAACTTCCACTATGGCCTATCCAACATTGACCCTGTTACGGGTAGGGTGATTGATGGGGCAGGCAAGCTTACCCCTGTTGCTGTTCCTGGCGGCGTTGTGCTTGAGCCGAGAGCCTATGAGTTGCACGAGTGATACAATGCCCAATGGCAGGTGCTAGTTTAGGCGCTAGTGGATTGATGCAGGGAAACGCAACGCTGACCGGCGCCCTGCGAGGGGGCACCCTATCCCAGTGCTGCTAGATAGCTTGCCAAACTTTGCTTTAGGCCCGCTACGGTTATACTGTTAGCGGGCCATTTTAATGTCGAAAGGAGCACTTATGGCTGAGCCTAATGATAACAAGGAGCCTAACAAGGAGCCTACTGAGGAGCCTAACAAGGAGCCTACTGAGGAGCCTACCGAGGAGCCTACCGAGGAGCCTACCGAGGAGCCTGATACGGCGGGTCTGATGAGTTCGCTTGCCGACCTGATGACTGAGGTTGCTTCGCTTAAGGAGGCAGTGGCCGCGCTTGCCAACGCGGGGGCAGTGAACGATTCTGTGGCAGCTGACAATGGGGACGATGAGTACCCCGAGATTGACCTTGATGAGGTTAATAGGATGATGGGAGCTTAAACATGGCAGAAATTAAGAATGGCATTCTGCATGCCACGAATGCAGAGATTTTCAACACGATTCGCAACTATGCGCCTTCCGATTATCAGTCGCGCGTTCCTGCTGTTACGCAGGCTACCATTGGCGATGCTATTTCCGCGCTCAATGACTATACGCCCGACTGGAACGTTTTCTATAACATTCTGCTGAACCGAATTGCCACTACGCTTGTGCGGCAGAAGTCTTTTACGAACCCGCTTGCGCAGTTTAAGCGTTCCTCGATTAAGTATGGCACCCAGATTCAGGAAATGCAGGTTAACCTGCTTCGTGCCAAGTCCTATGACAAGAATGCAATGAATATCTATGGGCTTGAGGGGCGCGAGCCTGATATTCACGTCAAGTATCACACCATGAATCGCCGCGATAAGTACGAGATTACACTCCCCATGGAGCAGGTGCTCTCTGGCGCGTTCGATGGTTCCGAGGATTTGGCGGCGCTGCTCAACTCTTGCCTTGCGCAGCCGATGAACTCTGACCAGAATGACGAGTTCATTCTTATGCTTAACCTGTTTAAGCATTACCAGGATTTTACGGGCTTCTACAATGTGCAGATTGACCCGATTACGGACGCGGATTCAGCACGAAAGCTGGTAAAGGCTGTTCGTGTGATGAATACCAACCTGCGCTATTACTCCACTGACTACAGTGCCGAGGGCCGCAACGCCGGGCTGTCTACGCTCTCCGATTCCACCATGCTGCTTATTGACGCTAACGTCGATGCCACGCTTACCGTTGATATGCTCGCTTACATGTTCAACTCCGAGGACGGCAAGCTTATCGCAGACCGTATTATTCGTGTGCCCAAGCTCCCCGTTGCGGGCGCCTCTGCATTCCTTGTCGATACTGATTTCCTGCTCTGTGCGGACAATATCCCCGCGCTTACGCTTACCGCGCCTATCAACCCGCAGAACATGACACAGCCTGTCGTGATGCACCATTGGGAGACGCTTTCCTATTCGCTGTTCACCAACGCGATTATGTTCTCAACTCTGCCTGACACTGACGTTACCAGGCTTGAGAGCACCGTCACGGGCGTTACGCTTACCGATGCCGAGGGCCGCGATTCTGGCACCGTTATGCCCACGCTGGATACCCGCACGGGATACGCGTCCACCCCAGCGGTTAAGCTTCTCGCCACGGTTAAGGGCAACAATTCGCCCTCGCAGGCTGTGCGCTATGAGCTTCGAGCATTCAACGGACGCGGGCGCGGCATTGCCCTTCCTGCCAATTGCTACGTTGATTCCACGGGCACGCTCCACGCGGGCGCGGCAAAGGCTGGCACGGTTATTAAGGTGACGGCCACGTCTATTCAGAACGAGCAGTTCTCCGCTACCTATACGGCCACGGTTGAGGGCGTTAAGGTTACTACTGGTCTGACTTCTACCCCCGCCGCTATTACGGTTAAGGTTGACGAGAGCACCACGGCTAAGGTTGCCGCCACGCCGCAGGACGCCACGGACGCTGGATTTACCGTTGCTGTTGTGACTGGCGCTGATAACGTGGGCGTGAGCGTTGACCGCGTTCACGGCACCTATACCGTCACGGGCATTAAGCAGGGCGCGGCCACGCTGGTTCTGTCCGCCACGGGCGCTGGTGACACGCCTGTTACAAAGACGGTTGCGGTTACGGTTAACCCCAAGATGTAAAGCTTAGGGCATAGCCTATAATGGCTGCTAGGGTTACTGGCCCTAGCAGCCTTTTTCTTTAGGAGCAGATATGGCAGATAGAGAGATTAGAGCGCAGGACGCTTCGCAGGTGCTTACGCCCTCGATTTGGCCAACGGGTACGCACGTTCGATTGCTTGATGTTCCGTGGGATTCCGCCTACCGTGACGTTGTTGCATGGAGTTCCGCAGAAGAGCGCGATGAGTGGTTTGCATCCCGCGCTGGTTCCTGGTTTAGCTCCAACTTTCAGAACTTGCGCCCCGGTGAGCCGATTAGTGTTCCCGTCCCATATTCGAGCGTTTACAAGTACAACTATATTGTTGTGACCAACCCTAAGCAGCCTGTGGACGATGAAGGCCCCGCGCGCTCTTATTTCTATTTCATCACGGGCATTCAGTATCTTAGCCCGCAGGCCACGCGCCTTACCTTGCAGTTGGATGTTATGACCACCTATGCAGGCGCCATTACCTATGGCAATGCGTATGTTGACCGTGGGCATATCGCCATGGCTAACAGCAATGCCCGCGTTAAGGATGGTAGGGCGCTCAACAAGTATTTCTCGCTCCCCGAGGGCCTGGACGTGGGCAGCGAGTATGTGCCATGCGCTCGTGAGGTAATTAAGATTAACTCTACCGAGCACCCGCCTAAGATTATTTTCATCTCCACAGCTAACCTTGCCGCCGACCCAGGCACAACGTCTAACCCCTCGCTTAACGTTGCCGATGGGCAGTTTGTAGATGGCCTTCCGAGCGGATGCAACGTCTATTGGGTGGCGCTCGACAAGTTCCGCGCCGTCATGAAGGCCATGAGAGATAAGAGTTGGGCAGCACAGTGCATCGTGGCTATCTACGCATTTCCAGGCGCGTTGCTGACTGACGGCCCGGCAGTTAAGCTATTTGGCAATGGCCCTGAGATGCATTTCATAGGCACTACAGCGAATTACAATATTGGCGATGAGCCATATTGGGAGACTAATAACATGTTTTCCCAGCTTGCCGAGGGGCTTAAGCCTGCGCTTGCTGATGACTTAAATAAGCTTTACTGCTACCCGTATTCGGTTATCGAGCTGAGCACGCTTACGGGAAACCCCGTGTTCCTCAAGCCTAATTTGGTTAAGGGTGACCACCTAGTAATTCAGTGGATGGGATGTTGTCTTGCCCCGTTCGCTAAGGCGGGTTTCTTCGCAGAGAACTACGGTGACCCCGAGGGGCGCATGGATGGCTATTCATACACATACACTGATTTTGAGGGCAAGACTAAGACTGGCTCAATCGCTGGCGGTGACTTTATCGACACGTGCGTTTGGCTGACTGACTTCCCGCAATTCTCGTTTGTCAACAATGCCTATCTGACCTACCTGGCGAGCACCACGCATACACGCGAATACCAGTATTCGAGAGCAGGTTGGCAGCTTGATAGGGCAAACATGACGGCCAACACGGGGTATCAGAATGCGCAGCGTGACATATCCTCGCAGCGCGAGCAGTGGTCTAATAGCCCGGCTGGATTCGGCTCTAACGTTGCCCAGAGAATGTGGTCAAACCCGATTATTGACGCTGGCGGCTTTACAACGCCTAGCTTGAGTGACCTTGCTGGTATGGCAACGCAGAATGCAAGCCTTGCCGGGTGGAATGCGCAGAATACGGTAGCCAACGCAACTGGCGCTGGTTCGCTTAACGCTAAGCTGTCGGGGCAGTATGACATTGCGGACAATAATCTCGAATTGGCTCGCAATGCCGCCAAGGGCGATTACCAGAATGCTATTGCGGGCATTAACGCCACGGTGCAAGACGCAGCGCTTACCCCGCCTTCTACTGTGGGGCAATCTGGCGGGCAGGGCTTTAACTGGAAAAACGGCCTGGTATGCATCACGGTTACGTACAAGACGCTTTCTGGCGCGTCCCTTAGCGCGGTAGCCGATTACTTTAGGCGCTACGGCTATTCCGTGCGTAGGTTCCTAACGTTGGGCAGCGTGCGCCACATGCTTTGCATGAGCAAGTTTGCGTATTGGCGAGCTATGGGCGCTTCTCTTACGTGCGCTGACGCTAACGAGAGCGAGCGCGAGACGATGCGTGGGATTATTGAGAAGGGCGTTACGCTTTGGGATGCGCCTGAATCTATTGGCAACACGGCGGCAACCGACAACACCGCCCGAGATGGATACAGCTATTAGAGAGGAGTGAACATGGGTAGACGGCCTGACATGGATGGGTTTATCCCGCCCGATGTTGCCATGTTCGGAAACCGATTTGCGGTTAAGTGGCAACAGAGTGCGAAGACCTATCGGACATACGCTATGTGGTGGCGCCTGTTCTACACGGCGGCTACGACCTGCTTTAAGTGGGAGGGCATGCCCAAGGAGATTGATACGAGGTTCCTTGAGCGTATTTTGTTCCTGAGCGGCAGTGCTGCGATTACCAAGCGGGCACCCAAGTCTGAGAAGCTCCCGCTTTGGGTTGCGGCGCGGTTCTCGCAGCAGGGCAACCCAGACATTTACAACAACCCAAATACCATTCGTATGCAGTTCCCGAACGGCGCGCACGACCTCAAGCGGCACCTTAATGTTTGGGTACGTACCACGGGCAACCAGTACGGCAGCACGGCTAAGATTATGGACGCTGATGCGGTTGCCATTTGGGATAACCTGCAGAGGATGCCGCTCTATAACGAGATTGACCTTATTTGCTCCCGCCTTGCCGAGTTCGACCTTACTATCGACCAAAACATGCGAGCCATGCGCGTTCCCTATATCATCAACGTTGCCGAGGAGGGCAAGAAAAACGCTGAGGTTATGTTCAACAAGGTAGATGCAGGCGAACCAGCGCTCTATCTTAGCCCGCTTTCGAGCGGCGTTGTAAGTCTGCAAGTTTTCAACAGTGGCGTTGATTACAATGTTGATAAGATGCTCAACGATGAGCTTAAGCTTGTATCGCAGGCTTACACGCTTCTTGGCATTGACAACAACGCCGCAGCTGAGAAAAAGGAGCGTGTTCAGACCGCTGAGACGCTTGCTAACAACGAGCAGTTTATGGTACAGCGGCAGTCGCGCTACCTTGCAAGAGTTCAGGCAGCTGACCGTGCGCGAGAGCTGTTCGGGCTTGACCTCAAGCCTATGTGGAGTGTCCCACACGTGCCTACGCAGTACGAGGGCGATTCTGTGAGCCTTTTGCAAGGTGAGGGCTTGCGCCCTTACAACATGAGGACGGCTTCTAACCTTTCGTTGGGCGGCAATACTACGGGTGAGGTGAGCGGCAGTGCTAACACTATCTGACAATGACTGGACGCGCGATTATGAGGCGATTCTTACGCTTCGGGACATTCACGAAGCGTATGGGCTTGATTTGGGGCTGCGTGACTATCCTATCTTTGATGAGGATTATAGGGACACGCTCAACCAGCGAATCTACGACCACTTTGCATATCGCAGAATCGCGGCTGATACGCCGCAGATGTTCGTGTTCTATCTCAACCGTAGGATGCGTGAGCAGATGCCCGCGTACAACGCGATTTACAAGGCCGTGCTCGATAAGTCTTTTGACCCATTCGACACCACCGTCACGGATTCTGGCGGGCACACCAAGGGCAAGAGCGATTCGACCTCGAACACCACGCAGCACTCAAGCGGCAAGACCACTGGTGATTCAAATTCTACTTCGACCTCGATTCTATCTGACACGCCCGCAACGTTTATGAATGACCCAACTGAGCCTAGATACATGAGCCAACTCACGCAGACTAAGGGCACGAGCGGAAACACTGGAACGAGCGATAGCAACTCCACGGACGATAACACGAGCGCAACGAATAGCCTTTCTGATTACGTCAACCACCTTAAATCGCGTTCGGGCTACTTCGGCAGCAACGTGACAAACATGCTTACAAATGGTTTCATGAACACGGATTTGATGGTGTGCGATATGCTTGAGCCGTGTTTCATGCAAGTTTGGACGGACGAACCCTATTAAGGAGGGCTTATGGCAATTAACCAGACTGGCAACAGAGCAACCACGCAATACCACACGTGGGTACCCCAGATGCCCGGATATTCCGATTTTAAGAGCAAGCAGTTTGAGGACATGCGCACGCCCGAGCAACAGATTTGGTGGCTCTACGCGCACATGAACGAACTGCCCGACATGGGAAACTATGACGATATTCTCGATAGGCTCAACAACCTTGAGCGCGAGGTGAGCAAGCTTTGGGCGGCTCTTGAGGGTTTGCTTCGCCGCATGGGTGAGCTTGAACAGAAGTTTGATGCCCTCGCGCAAAACGGCATGGACTATGACGTTACCAAGGGATGCTATGCGCCAACCATGCCCGCGCAGCGGCGCATGTGGCAAGCCCAGATGTTTGAGGGCATGAGCGTTGAGGACTTCTCCCAGTTCACCGTTACCCAGGCTGGCAACATGAATGTTCGCCATATTGCAGTTGATGGCCGCACCGAATACATGGGCGTTGGAGATGCCAAGCCGGGCATTCCGTGGCAGGACGGCTGGACTGAGCCTAACTTTACGCCGGATGCCTATGTGCGCAAGGACGAGCTTACGCTTATCGACACGGACAACCTTGCAGACCATACCATTATGGGTGTGCTTAAGAAGGTTGCCGACACGCGTTGCCCCAAGCCCGCGCCATATCTGCGCAAGGGTACGACCACAGACCTCAAGTATCTGCTTGTTCGTTCTGACGATGCGCTTTACACGACTGACCCGACTGAGAGAGGCTAGGTATGGAATTCATTGCCTACCAAGTGCTGTTAGCGTGCGCTACAGTCATTATAATTATGGGGACTATTTTACTTGCCTATGCATTTGTAAGCGTAGTTCGTGATAAGGAGTAAAATGATTGAGCTTACCGACATTAAGGCAACTGACACCGTGGGGCAGCTGCGCAGACAGATTAACAGTGTGCAGAAGGAGATTATGCACAACCAGCCTATGATTGGCGCGTGCGTGAACCCAAGTGTTTACTTATTCAATAACAAGACGCTTGTATACCAGTTACCATCTCAAAATGTCACAAACTATCTAAATGCGGTAATACTCCCTAAACGTAAGACTGATGAATGCTTTGTAGTAGGCCTTACAGGGCAAATTCACTTTCTTATACCGGCTAATGAAGCCGCTATAGTTAACAAAATTCTAATTAACATTCAGGAAATTAGCGGAATTATATCAGCCGACATGAGCTTTTCTTACAGGAAGTTTACTACACCTGACAGTCTCGGGCTTAACCACAAAGTTGATGGTCAAGAATACTTAATGTATCAAATTTGCCGGCATACGCATATAACAAAAGAAGGACAGGAAACAGTTCCGACATATATGGCGAACATAACCACTAGCCATACCCCGTCTACACAGCTAGGCATAGAACTTATTTTTGATAAAGGTAACCTAGACTTTACCAATGGCGCAGATGAATATATTGCATTCTAAGGAGGTATCAAATGGCCGAGACACCATATAAGGGCTATGCGCTTTATGAACCTGACGCAAGCCCAGACCTTACCGATAGCGGAGAATACAACACCGCTCTTATGGCAGTCGATGCAGACATGCACGATGAGGAGCAAGCCCGCATTGAAGCGGACACGGCGCTTAACATTGCCATTGCCAACGAGATGGCACAGCGCAAGGCTGCTGATGATATGCTCAACGGGCGCGTTGATACCGAGACGGCTGAGCGCAAGGCTGCTGATACCGCGCTAGAGAAGATAGTCGAGCAGATTACTAGTAATACAGGAATCACGGCTAACACCACATGGAGCGAGCTTGAATCGGCAGCAACCCAACCATAGCGTGTGCTATACTTTTCTTGCGGCACGCCTAGCGCTTAATCCGCCTTGGCCGCCTAAGGCGCGAATCCTGCCGCAATGCTAAGATTGACCCGTACCCACACGTGGGGTGCGGGTCATTTTCATAAGGAGGCACCATGAAATACACGGACAATTATCACTTCGACCTTTACGAGCCTGATGACAATGCCAACCTGATGGACGGCTACAATCACACCATTTCGAGCATTGACGCTGTTCTGCAGCAGTTTTCCGCGCTGATTCAGACGCAGAGCAACGCTATCAAGGCTTACGATACGCGAATCACGGCGCTTGAGACTGCGTGCGCAGACGTTGAGAAGCGTATTGCAGCGCTTGAGGCCAAGCACCAGTAGGGGAGGGCATATGGCAGACAGACCTACTACCCCGCATTACGGCATTGCTAAGTACGGCCCGCAGGGCACCGCCGACCCGATGGACGTTTACCGCGTCTACAATGAGGCTATGGAGACGATTGACCGAATTCTCTTTGACCTGCAGGGGCAAATTGCCAAGAATAAGCAGGCAATTATCGACCTTGACGCCAAGGTAGAGCGGTACAACACGGCGCTTAATACGCGCATTGATGAACTTAACACCAAGGTTGAGCAGTATCACGAGGAATTTAAGCAGTTCAAAACCAACACCGAGAACAAGTTTACGCAGGTTGATAACCACTTTACGCAGCTTGACGGAAAGACGGACAATATTTGGACGGCCATTGCCAACATTCTCAACAAGATTCAGGGCGGCGGCACTGCCAACAAGGACACGGGCATTATTAGTTGGGGAGACACCACGGGCAAGCTTGCCATTGGCACCATTAACCTTAACAGTGGTAGCGGCTATATTCGCACTCACGACGGCACGCTAGATAACGACCTCAAGGCGGTGTAACGATGGCTGAGCTTGTGCAAGAGCTTTCCGTTCCCGTTAGAGAGAATGCGGGCGGCGATTACAGGACACCCACAAGCTTTGGCCTTCCAGGCTACGGCACGGGCCGCGCTAAGTATTGCCACACGAACTATACGATTGGCATTCGCGTATACGATGATTTGAGCGTGCAAGCCCGCATTAACGGTTCGTTTACGAGCAACGTACTTAAAGCCTTTTACCCCGTTGCATTTGTGCTCAATCCGTCCGACTTCCGATTCACGCTGAGCGGTAGCAATCTGGCATACCCAAGCACAGCAACGCTTATGGGCAGCGCGAACATTGACGTTGATTCTGGCGGCAGCGGCACGGGAGAGACGGCAGAGTTTGTCTGGAATCTCGATAGCGGCTGGAAAAACGTTGGGCACCTTTGGGATTTTGGCGCTTCTGACACGGGACTTGACGGCTATCTTTGGGTTGGCGGCACGGGCACCTATACGCTTACTGACCCCGTATACCCCGTACCCGTGCGAATTACCGTACCTGGCTTCCTCAAGTACCTTGGCTATTATCCATGGGCGCGGTATGGTGATGGAAAGTATAAGAGCTGCAACAGGGACGGCGGCTCTCTTATGCAGGTTCGCGGCGGCGCTTACGCTGACGTTAGAAATTCAGAGCGTGACCACAGCGTTGACAGAGCCTTTTATTATGGTGGCGGAAAATGGAACAGTTGTCTGGAGATTGGAGCAAAGTAATGATTGAACTTAGCGAACCACAGGCATGGTCGCTTGCCATTGGCGGCGCGGTAATGATTATTGACGTAGTGAGCGGCCTTGTTAAGGCATTCGCCAACAAGTGCTACGATTCGGCAAAGATGCGTGTTGGGCTTGTACACAAGTTCACCGAGCTTGTTATCGTGGCCCTCGCGTTTGTGCTCGAAATTGCGTGTGAGCATATCGCTGGACTTCCGTTCAGTGGCGTTACCGTTGTCCTTACCTGCACATACATTATTATCATGGAGGTTGGCAGCATTATGGAAAACCTTATTGCCGCCTACCCCGAGCTTGCGGACACCCCGCTAGCTAAGCTTTTTGCCGAGCACAGAGAGGATGAGCAGTAATGGGTTTTAATATCGAAAAGTACCATATTCGCAACAACACCGTTTCCCGCACTGACGCGGTTAAGTACATCGTTGTTCACTATGTGGGCGATGGAAACTCTAGCGCTGGTTCTGCACGCCGAAATTGCGTGTATTTTGACGGCGGATACCGTGGCGCTTCGGCGCATTATTTCATTGATGACGAGTACATCTATGAAGCGGCTGACCCCAGAACCCGCGCAACGTGGCACTGTGGCGATGGGCGCGGAAAGTACGGCATCACGAACCAGAACAGCATTGGCATTGAGGTATGCAACAACGGTGGCCCCTACACTGACGCAGAGATTGCACGCCTTGCGTGGCTTGTTCAGAAGCTTATGCACGATTTTGGCGTCCCCGCTTCGCACGTTGTGCGCCACTATGACGCGTCCCGCAAGGAATGCCCGCTCTACTATGTAGAGAACCCGAGCGCTTGGGCTAAGCTGCAATCACAGATTACGGGCAACGCCGCGCTTGATGGCGGTAGCACGTCTAGCAACGCGCTTGCCGTTGACGGCTATTGGGGCAATAATACGACCCTTGCTCTCCAGAAGTACTTTGGCACTCCGCAGGATGGCATTGTGTCCTCGCAGGACGTGGGCTGGAAATCCCGTAACGCTGGCCTTACGGGTGGTTGGGAATGGGTTAGAAATGCCGGACAGGGTTCACAGCTTATGTGCGAGATGCAAGCCGAGCTTGGCGTGACCTTGGACGGACTGTTTGGCCCCAAGACGGCTAACGCCCTTATCGCGCGATATGCGAATGAGACTGGCTGCATTCAGGACGGCAAGCTCGATGCTGAAAGCCCCACCATTAAGGCGATGCAACGGCATCTCAACGCAGGCACCTTCTAAATCTGCTATACTAACTAGTGGGCCTACGTTGCCCCTTTCCCCTTTCAGGCCCCTCACGTGATGCAACCCACGTGGGGGGCCACGCTTTTAGGAGCTGGAATGGCTTTTACCGATAACCAGAAAATGTTTGCCTACTACGTAATAGCGGCAGTCGAATCAGATTTTGATTATGGGTGCTGCAATACGGCAGACGCGATTACCGTAGGCATTGCGCAATGGTGGGGCTACCATGCCAAGCGCCTTATGAAGAAGATGCAGACAGAAGCCCCAGACGCGTTCGCTCTACTGAGCAAGAACAACCAGAGTATGGTTGATAAGATGAGCGATGACGATTGGACGCGCTATTTTCTCACGACAACTGACGTGGCAGGATGGCAGGCTGCAGCCAAGCTCGACAGTTGCAAGAAGTGCCAAGACGAGCTTTTTATCGCTGACGCCTTCGGGCCTGACGCTATGAGCAACGGGGACGCAAACTATACCGTGGCGCTTGCACAGTGGGGCGTGAGCGATTCTGACGTTAAAACATGGATTTACTGGATGAGCATTTACCATCAGACCCCCGCTAGATGCTTGCGAGGGCTGCAGTCTATCGGACAGTCTGACATAGATTCAATCTTTAAATGGACGCAATCTGACGCGGTGCTCTCTCTTTATTACAACCGTGAAAAAGAGGTGTACGACCTGCTCAATGGTTGGGACGGTGAGAGCGCACCGCCCGACTTTGGGCAGGTAATTGACACCCCGAGCATTGGTGACGCAGGCGGCGCCATTGAAGGCTCAAGCTTGCAAGACCAAATAAGTTATGTTGAATGCGCAGGGAATGACCTTATTATCCACGGTAAGGCAATAAGGACTGACAAGCTGCTATGCCACAACACGGGGCGCGGCATTTGGCTACCATGGAGCGGCACCAACACGCCAAACCCGGGTGGCGGCTCTACCGCTGAGGGTGACATACCAGCGGCAAGCCCTGATGACCCCGCAGACTTTCCCGCCATGCGGCAACTGTGGTATGACAACGAAAACAATTGGCAGTATTCGCAGGGCGCGGGCAGGCTTGACCCACCCTCAAGCGGCTATAGCGACTGTGGCGGATGCATCTATTGGGCTGCAAACGCTGCTACTAACAACAAATACAGCTGGATTGGTTCGTGGACTATGGCCATGAGAGATAACATGCCCCATGTGTACGAGACCACAGACGGGTACATACCACTAGACGTGCTGCGACCCGGTGACGTTATAATTCTGGACTACAATGATGATGGAAGAACCGACCACGTAGATTGGTACTTTGGAAATGGGGTTGTATGGGGCGCAGGAAACGCACCGCTACCTCACAAAATGGGCGATGACGTAACAACGCTCTATCAAAACTATTGGACGAAAGTTTCTAGACTTTGGGTATGTAGATTCCTCGACTAAGGTGATATAATATGGCTATCCCCAAGAAATACCGATATGACCCAAGTGCAGTAATGGGCAGCGGTTGCGCTATTAACGTAGTAACAGGCGCACGTTCCTTTGGCAAGACCTACGGCTGGAAAAAGGCGTGCATACGCGATTATCTCAAGACTAGCCGCACGTGGGGATACCTAAGAACCTTTGACCAAGAAATTAAGGACATCGTGGCGGACGGCCCAGAGGCGTTCTTCTCCGACATTATACGCAATGACGAGTTCCCAGGCTACAAATTCCGCTGCATGGGCCGCACAATGCAGATTGGCAAGATTGGTGAGGACGGGGAAGTTGATAAGTGGGAAACCATGGGGCAACTCCTCGCACTGACAAAGGCACAGAGCTATAAGGGCAAGAGCGTTGCAAACATGCATTATGTTGTATTCGATGAATTCATCCGAGAGACGCGAATCCCGCCTTACCCAAAGAATTGCGTAGAGCAGCTGCTTAACTTATGGGAAACACTAGACAGACGAGAAGACAGAGTAACAATTGTCATGCTCGCAAACGCCGCAGACGTGGTTAATCCGTATTTTGTAGCATGGAAGATTACCCCACCACCCGTTGGGCACACAAAGAGGGTTACAGTAGGCAGAGCGCAGATATTCGTACAGAACTGCTGGAGCAAGGAATTTGAGCAAGCAGCCGATAGGAGCAATATCGGCATGCTGACTGCAGGAAGCGCATACGCCGCATACGCACAGATGAATCAGTTCCGAAACGATGATAAAACGTTCATTAAGAAGCGGCCAAAGAGAGCGGCACCAACGCAAAACATTAAGTGGGGGCACAGCACGTTCAGTCTGTGGACTTCGATTGATGACGGTAGTATCTACGTATGCGAGGGAGAAGCGATAGGCAAAAGCACGTATGCACTTATGCGTGAGGACGCGGAACCAGATATTACGATGATTGAGCGAAACGAACCATTGCTTAAGGCATGGGGCAGATATTTCAGGCAGGGACGAATGCTGTTTGAAAGCGTGAAGGTAAGAGAGAAGTTTTGTGAGGTGCTGGCGTTGTGCGGGGTGAGATAGGCGGTGGCGGCTGGTAGGCTGACGCAAGAAGAGAGGGGCTACGTTGCTGAACGTAACGTGGCCCCTTCTTTGTTTCGCGGATTTGAGTTTTGGCGTTTCGTGGATGCGGTATGGGTGAATGCGTAGATTTGAGAAAGATTTTGTACCCCATATACTGTAACA